GGGTGTAGCGTTGGACTGGGTGTTTGTATTGCATTAGCGTTTCGACAGTGATTTGACTTCCGTATCCATCCCGGAAATCTGGAAGTTGGAGATGGAGTCAGTGCTGATCTTGTAGGCCAGGAAGCGGCCTGAGACCATCATGTCGATCTTGTAGTCCACTGAGGGGTTGTAGACCGAGGAAGCCCGGTACGTAGGCGTCTGTTCTGGGAGGTCCGAGGAACCAAAGGTGAACGTGAAGGTACCCGTTGAGTCATCAAAGAAGGCCTCAGGGGTCACGCTCTGGATTGTCTTGTAGGATCGCAGTGGGAGACCTTGGGCATCCAAGGAAACACCGATACGCTCTACATAGGCAGTCTTCAGGGTCTCAGGGTTCGCTGGAAGATTCACCAAGCCAATCGTAGGGAGATCGATGGCATAGACTGCGGAGTCTGAGAGACCCTTGGATTGGTCGAAGATACCTAGCATGATCGACAGCCGCTGGTTTGCACCGTTGAACGTGGTGTAAGCCGTGTTGTACAGCGATGTGTTACCAATGGTTCCGCTGTAGACCGACTGGACCAAGGTAGCATTAGCCTCTGCACCACCAACGACATTGGGTAAGTCCATGAAGGACCATGTGTCGTTCTTATAGTTATAGACGGCAGCTTGGTTGCAGAACTGAGTTCCAGCGAAGTTAGCCTCTTGCTGCAGGGTTGCGTAGCAGAAGTGGATCAGCTTCGAGACCGAATCATGGACCACGAAGCAGTTACCTTGCTTGCTGCGGTCCAAGGTGTTATAGACACGTCTGCGGATACGACCATCGTCCAAGGATTGCTTGGAGACACCATCGTGCATGTAGATGTCGTTCTCACCGAATACGAAGTGCTTACCTTCGACCTCTACCACACAGTTCGTGCTGAGAATCCCGCCTACGAAGGGGAGCCTACGGAACCCAAAGACCGAGGCATCCCCACGGTATTCCATGAGCCACACCTGATCCTGCGAGTAGATGATGAAGGAGTTACCCAAGGTCATACCATCTCGGATAGCAGTCTTCATCTCACCGATGACACTCTCACCGGATACATAGTTAGGGTTCGCGGGATCCCAATTGATCCCTGAGATTGGGCTGGAATACTGAGCCGGGTTGTTCCATTTGACTACCGTGGGCGCTGGACCACTGGCTCTATCGAGGCCAAGCATGATGCAGAAGCCCATGAACCCTCGGACTACTCGAGCCTGATCAGTAGCTACCCAATCCCCTGCAATGAGGGAGTAGTTGGCATCGGTGGCTACGTTACGGGCGTAGGGCCTCATACCCTTACGAGCGAGGAAGGAGACTCCAGAGACCTGAGCATGGGACCAAGGGTTATCGTTGGTCACCAAGGTGCCCGTGGGAGTCTGGAACCCCATCACATTGTTCGGGTAGGCTCGGATAGCTCCGTCATTGTCTGCAACAAATACGGTCTCCCCGGCAGTGGGATCGGTGTATGACCCAACGAAGCGAGAAGCATTAGACGGAGTACCATCAGCCGAGTTATATAGCCCAGTTTGAGCATCAAAGGTTCCCGAGGACCCATCGTAGGTCAATGCAGACCGGATAGGTGCGAAGAGTTGCTTGAAGACTGGGGCACGCTGAATGCGGTCCTCAGCAAAGATTACGTTGTTGGCAGCAGAGAAAGCGTTACCAGGGAGATCATAGGGACTAGCGTCTGTGATTACCCCCACGCTCCCTAGCTTACGAAGCGGGAGGTTTGCCATAGAGTTAGGTGACCCTTTAGGTCTTCATGATGTAGGCCAAAGCCAAGTACGGAGGGAGACAGGAATGCTGGTGATCCCCTACGAGGTTGACCGTGTGCGTGTGGCTGATGGGCGTAACACTAGAGACCACCGTGGTCCCTGTGCCTGCCTGTACAGCCCCTGTACCTACCGTTGGGGCATCTGTGGTCCCATTGACCGTGTGGGTATGGCTACCTGCGAACCCTGTGTTTACATCACCGCCTGTGGCGTTAGGGGCATAGGTAGACCCTGCACCAACCACGAAGCTATTACGGAGGTCCGGGGTCCCATTGGTACCATCACAGATCACGTAGCCTGCGGGGATGTTCACGATAGCGCCTGACCACAGCACAATGACTCCCTTGGGTACCGGGGAATTCAATTGAGCCGGGGTAGCCGTGACTGGGCTATCAAGGTGGGGAAAGGTGCTTACTAGTGCAAGTTTGATGAGACGAAGATGGTCGTCCGACTGAGATACCGAGTCCGTGGACAAAGGGTTCGCAGAGACCAACTGATTGACATAGGTTGCCGATTCGAGACCCATGGCCTTAGACCTTCATGATGTAGTAGAGGGCGAAGTACGGGGGACGAATATCGATAGCAGCCCCTGAGCCTGTGTTCTGGATGGAGACGTTGGTACCCCCTGCGTTGATCCCAATGGCGGTCTGGGTATTGAGAATCTGGATACCCGTGGTGGCTTCACCTGAGTTAGTCTTGAGGGTGCTAGAGCCTACGGGACCTGAGAATCCATTGAGACCCCCGCTCCCACCGTTGTAGTACACATCATGGTGGTGCCCAGGGTCCGAGATGTTGTGGTGGTGCCCAGGGTCCGTAACCGCGTGAGCATGGCCCGGGTCATTAACACCGTGGCTGTGTGCAGGGAGTTGGGAGGTGTTGAGGGAGATGAGCGCATTACCTGCCGCAGCGTTAAGGCCATAGGAATTCCCTGCCCCTACGATGAACCTATCAAGCAGGTTAGGCGTAGTGATGTTCCCACCACCATCTGACCGAGCCACAGTCTGACCGTTACACAAGGCCCACCCTGAGGGGATACTTGCTTGGGACCACATGATGATCCCACCAATAGGCATCGCCGTATTAAGTTGTGCTTGGTTCAACGTTACTGCACCCGTGATATTCGGGAAGGTATTCTTGAGGGTAGACTTAATGAGCCTAAGGTGATCGTCAGCAAAAGCTAAAGCATCCGAGCCTGCCGGATTGGTTGAGACCAGATCACTAATGTAAGTACCAGTTTCTAATGCCATTGTATGGGTTCTTTGGGGTTCTAATGGATACCCAAAGGGTACCTATGGTTCATCTAAGGATGAGACCAATATTGATAGACCTATATTCAATATATAGGGATTAAGGATTCTTTAGGTAACCCTTGGGTTATTAAGACTTAGGAATCTAAAGATTAGTTACTATGGTTATTAATAACGGTTATTACTTAAGATAATCTTTAGATACCTTAGGGTCCTTAGGGTAACCCTAAGAAAACCTTAGGTCTTAAGGTTCCCCCCTACCCCCCATGTTGCACTGGTCGTGACAACGCCACTCAGTGTTGTGTGGAACCAACAGGGTACATAGGGTACTTGGGGGTCCCCCGGGGGTCTCTTTTGGGGGAAAACTAGGGGGTTCCTGGGGTTCCCATAGGGGGTCTTTAGGGTAAATGGGGACGGGGTGGATTCTGGGGGTACCCGGGGGTTTCCTGGGGAGGGCTCTCCCACTCACAAGGTCGAACAACAACAACAACGCGGAGGGTTTAACGGGGTTCTTGAAGCGATGTCTGCAGGGCCAAGTACCAGTCTTTTGGCCTGGGTCAATCGGTCCAGTCCTGGCTAACTCATTGATTCCATTGGGTTTGCACTAGATGAGTTATCTAATGTGAGTAGAACAGATGTGATCCGGCATGGTTTCCTGGGTAATCCAGGGCCTGTTGGCCCTGTGTCCGGCATGGTGTAGCTGGATCGTGGTGATCGCATGGATTCCCTTGGTTACCCGGCATATGCAGGTGTTATCCGTGTGATCACACATCCTTGCATGAGGTGCGTGAAACATAAAAAATTATTGTTCCACGTGCAACATTTGTTTGTTCGACAGGCGAACGAACCAAGGTCCTAATGAACCCCTGGAAACCCCAACGCAACCAATGTCCCCTATTGCACACAAATGTGTTGCACAACGATTCAGACCATGATCTAATGGAGTCCATGGAAGCACAACACCTAACGAACCAAGGGAATAAAAATGAACACCAAGACTAAGCTTTACATTGTGATGGTGCGCGACTCCAAGTACACCTTTACTCTTCGTGTAAAAGCCAAGACAGAAGAAGAGGCTATTACTAAAGCCCTTGCTTCTGATGAGGCGATCATTGAAGTAATCCGTGTTACCTGCTGGAACTAAGGAACCCAATGATCCACAAGCTTAAAGATGTATCAAAGACCATCGCAATAGTGAGTGCTTACGTTGGCTTAGTCGTAACGTCCGCTGGATTAGCTGGCACTATCGTAATGATCATAGCGCACGTTGGATAAACCCTTAGATACCCTGGAGATTCAAATGTCTATCATCGCTAAATCAGAAGTAGCTGGGGAATACACAGTAACGCTGGCAAGCAACGACACAGAGTCACACTACTATGTGACCTATGGCAAGCAAGTTGACGTCTATACGGACAAGATGGAAGCAACGAAAGAGTATGGATACTGTGTGCGTCACCAGGAAACCTGTGCTGGATTCCATGCGGATGAAAGCGAAGAATAACTACAAATAACACTTGCACAACACTGTGTGAGCCTGTATATTCCTTCCATGCGCTGCACACGTAGCGCCTAACAGATACCCTGGAGATTCAAAATGAACGCATTGATAAACATCGACCAATCCCACGCTTCTTACACTTCTATCAATACCGAAGAATGGATTGAACGTGTCTTGGGTTCAGAGGTACACCTGTCTGTAGCTGCTAAATGGGTAGCTGGTTACAACATGCCTGGATACATGCCGGACAATGAGCCTGCAGAGTTTGATACTGTGCAAGAAGCATTGACGTACATTGCGGACACTCTGTCAGACTTCGCTAACCAGGAAGAGGAAGACACTGAAGAATCCCAAGCGCTTGCAGAATCCTACAGGGATGCAGAGACAGAATTCTCTAATGCAGCACGGTGGTGCGAACACGATGATATGTCTGTTCGTGCTGGAAACTACGTATTCTGGGTGACAGAAGGCTCCAGCACGGACCTTGAAGACAGCATTAAGGACCAGTGGCTTATGCAGGCTGAAGACACCATCAAGGCTGCTATCGAATCCGAAGAGGGTGGTGTTGAGTACGCATGTACCAGGGTAGACAACACTTACAACAATGAGAATAACTTCGAGTCTAACTTTCAGTGGCAAGTGTTTTACCCTGCAGACTCCAGCGATTGGTGCTGGTCGGACAATGTGTATGTTGCCATTGAGATTCACCAAGGTGGTGACGTGCGTGGCAACTACGGTCGGATTCAATTGTTCAAGCTTGATAGCCTGGGTGACTCAGGGTTCCTTGATTGGTGTCTTGGTTGGTCTGTGCGTCACTCAGACGGTACGCAACCTGAGTATGAGGAACAATGCTCCCCTGGGTACCATTCGAATCCCTTCTGGTCTGGTTTGCTTCCTAACATCAAGGATGGTGAGAAGGGTCTGCGTTGGTCTGAGAAGCGTAACGCTTACGTAGCATGGGATACCGAAGGACGCGCTGTAGAAGTTTCCCCGTACCTGTACGTTTGATAGTTGCATAACTCAACACACAACACCACACACTGAGGTAACACCATGAAAGCTTTCACCTTCGGACACTGGCACGCGTGGCAAGGTACCGCACACATTCTGTTGTCGGACCAAGACACTCAACACCTTAGGTACTTTGGGACCCTTGATGAATGTGTCAACTGGCTTTACCTGAATGGTGACAAGCCTGCAGCACGGGCATTGAACGCTCACGCTAAGGTGAAAGTATGACCCTCTACCTAGCGATCATAGAATCCCTTGGTTCCCGCTTCACGGTACGCGTACGTGCCAAGGATGCAAACGAAGCATGCACAAAGGCTCTCATTGAAGCGGCATGCACCTGTGAGACCTGTA